TCCGTCTTCTCGCACTGCTGCCATGAGGCTCTGTTTGGAGCCGGTCAGCTGCGAGAGGCGCTTGGTGAGCATGAGGTACTCGCCCACACCCTGTAGCTCTGGAAACTTAGCTACCGCGCCCTCAATGGTCTCCTCGTCCAACAGGGGGCTTCCGCCGTCCGTGAACTTGGTGGGCTTCCACCCGCGCTCCTTGAGCACCTTGGCGATATGGGCACGCGAGCCCGGGTTGAACTCGACGGTCTTCAGTTTGATGAAGCCGACGCCCTTCTTGTACCCGCGCTTTGCATCGTCCTTCTTGGGGACGAACCACGCCTTAGCTGGGTCAGGGGAGATAGGTTGCTCCCATGAGCCGAACTCGGCCTTCAGTTTCTGCTCTAGCTGATACTGCTTCTCCAGCAGCGCGACGTGGAGCCGCCCTGCGGCGGCGAAGTCAAAAGGGAAGCCTGATTCCTCAATGTGCTCGCACAGGTCAGCTATGCGGTGCTCCAGCACGATAGCTTTCTGAGGGTACTTGTCCGGATTGAACTTCTTGTAGAGCAGGAAATTCAAGCGAACGTCCTGCATCATGTAGTCCAACATCTCCTGCGAGAAGACGGACCAAATGAACCGCTGGATAGCTACCTCGTCGGTGTAGCCGAGAGCTATCGCTTCCTTGCGCTTCTGCTCGGCGTAGTCGCCTTTGTGCTCGCCCAGCCGGTGGCCCCATGAGCCCAGCGAATGCTTGCCTTTGTACTCTGCGGGAACATCGTCCCTCAGTGCATCGTCGGCCTTCAGGGCCGGATACATCAGCCGCGACACAACAAGCGTGTCTGTGACCTTCTGGCCCGCCTTGGGCACGAAGGCCCCCAGCTTCTTCAGGGCCGGGATATCGAAGGCTTTGATGTTGTGGCCAATGAGTTCGTCGGCCTCTTGGAGCCGCGCGATAGCTCGAGGCACCTCAGCGGGGCCGTAGCTACTCTCGACGTCAGTATCAACATCAACGATGCCGATGCAGTGGATTTTGGAAGCTACGTAGAGAAGGCCGTCCGTTTCGATGTCGAAGAGGAGCCTAGCCACCGCCCCTCACCTTCAGCATCGCGTCTGCGTGTGAGTAGGCGAGCCGCGCATGGGTTTCAGGGTCGGAGTAGGCACTGTTGTTAGCTAGGATGCCCGCCAGCGCCTGCCCCGCGAAGTAGTCGCGCAGGGTCATGCCGTTCTCCTCCTCATAGGTAACCTTGCCCTCGTTAGGGAATGCGTATTGCCGCGCCATCACCACGTACTCCACAGGTAGTCCGCAATCTGGGTATGTCGCACAAAGGCGTCCATATCCTTACGGCGATACGCCTTGACCGCCTGTTCCCCGTGCCATGCGGCAACGTTAGAACGGCGCGTCATCGTCTGCCGCTGCTCCTGCGGGATCGAAGCTTTCAGGTCCTGCAACTTCATACTGTCCTCTTTTCACATTCCATTTGAGCCGATCCGCTTCACCAGTCTCGCCAGTAATGCGGCACTTGAGGCTACGCATCTGAGCAAAAAGCTTCTGATCGTTGTCCTGTTGGTCTCGTTCGAGTCCGAGGACGTTGAAGCTGAGCTGCTCAATAGAAGCGGACCCTCGCATATCAGTAAGACTGATTGCGTCTCCTTCATTGTAGTTCTTCCCTCTCTTCAGATGCACAACAGCAATCACGCCAACGCCTGTCTCCTTGACGAAGCTAGCTAGCTTGGTCATCAGGATATCGATGTCTTTGCGTTCGTCGTTGGTCTCGGTGCCGCTGTGAACGATGCTGATGTGGTCGAGCACAATGAACCGGCAGCCACTCGCGGCCATGAAGCGCATCATGGTCAACAGTCGGTCGCTCTCCAGCGATCCGAAGTGGTCGTAGAAGAGCATCCCGTCCCAGACCACAGCGGCTAGCGCTGCGTCCCAATCCTCGTCACTGATGGACTCTGGATTAGCTAAGACGTTCTTTAGGGGAACACCCTGATGCAGTGCGACGTAAGCGGACACACTGGTATCGTTGTCTTCCTCAAGATAGATGTTTCCGATTTTGAGCTTGTGCTCTGTTCGGAGGTGGTAGGCGATGTGCCTTGCGATAGTTGACTTGCCGATACCGCTACCGGCGCAGATAGTCGTAACTTCTCCATCTCGGAGCCCCATCCACATTTCGTTGAGCTTTGGCCACGGCATCGGGAAGCCCGCGCGCCGCTTCTTCTTCAGCCGCTCCTTGGTGAACTCGCGTCCCTCGCGGATACCATCGGGCCTGAAGTCCTTAGCGTCATAGTAGGCGCGCACAAGGGCTTGGGGCCCATGCTTCAGGAGGCACTCGTTGGCGTCTTTGCAGTCCTCGGGGAGACGGACGATTTTGACCTTGCCTACGGGCAATAGCTGGCACGCTAGCTCAAGGGCTTTTTGTCCAGGCTCGTCACTGTCGAAGCTGAGGTAGATGGTGTCGAAGGCGCAGAGCTGTTCGTAGTGCTTCAGGATCGCCTTGCGCACGGAGCCGGTGCCGTTCGGCAGAGACCCCACCGGGTACTTGCAGTCCCAAGCTTGCCAGAAGGACAGCGCGTCAATCTCGCCTTCGGTCAGTAGTACGCTCCGGCCCTTCGAAGGCCACAGCCAGCTAAGGTAAATCGGCGGGTCCTTTGCGTCCCCGATCCATGAGCCCTTGCTCTCCGGCGTTCTAAACTTCTGTGCGATCAGTTTGCCACCACTGTCCCGCACGTTCATGATGTGCGTTTTGGTGGCGCGGTCGTACTGGTAGCCTGCCTTTCGGAGCGTCTCTTCCTTGAGCGCCCGGGAGGTCATCGGGAGAAATTCGCCCCGGCGCCAATCGCCGCTAGCTATCTCTGTCGTGTCGCCGTCGGCCTTGAAGTATGTTTCGCAAGCAAAACAATACCCGGACCCATCGTCATAATGGGCCCGGGCATCACTTGAGTTACACTTCTCGCAAGGCCCAGAATTGAGCCATGCCATTCAGATCAGGCCACCAACTCGTAGCGGCTGTACTTGTGGCCGGAGCCGTCGGTGCGAACATCGGTGAGGATCGCGAAGCCCTTGCGGCGGAGCTTCAGGATCACGTCAGAGAGGCGCTTGATCTGATAGACAGTCATGCTCTCCATGTCGCTGATGGTCTTGCCGCTAGCCAGATGGCCAAGGATGGTCCGCTGCTGCGGGCTCAGGCTGACAGAGCGGAAAAACTGCGTGTTCGTCATTTCTTCGTCCTCTTCTGTTGAAGTTTGATTTCGTCCAACCACTCTTGCGGAATGGTCCCCTTGTCAGCCCACTTGAACCCATGGGTTTCTGCCCACATGGCGTTGGTGGTCGGACTGCCGGGATAGATTTTGGTGCTGGCGCGTTCGTACACGACGCGGATATCAAGGCCGGGGTGTTGCTCTTTGAGGAGCAGCATCTTCTGCCGCTGCTCAGCGGAGGCTTGCTTGATGCCTCCGAACCTGCCGCCGCCCCAATGGCCCTTAGCTTCGATGTAGATGTTGGTTCCGGTAATCGGAAAGTCGGGCAGATACTTTGCCACTCGGGCCGGGACTGTGTACGGAATCTTTTCGGATTCGTACTCGTAGCTAATCCCGGCCCCGTCCAACTGCTCTGCAAGCTTCTCTTCGAGACCTGACCGATACCTACGCGCCAGCGCAGGTTTTTTGGTCATTAGAACGCCTCGTCATCCGCGCTGTTGGCGGTGGACGGATCGAAGGGTGACTTGTCCTCGGCAACAGCCGGAGCCTCGTAGCCTTCAGCTTCCTCGAACGGGCTAACGCCATTGGCGCCGCCACGCTCCAGCTTAATCACCTGCACCGCATTGAGGTACAGCTTGATACCGCCGCCGAGACCTTCGTAGATGAAGGGAGAGACGTTCACCTTGATCTGCGATCCGCCGCCGATCACGGCGCCCTCGGGAAGCTTGTTGTTCTTCGCGTCGTAGAGACCCGGCTTGTACTCCTCGCCGGAGCTAACCATCAGCGTGAGTTCGCCGGTCTTCTTGTCTTTCTTCCACGGCCAGTTGGCCACTGAGGAAAGGCCAGCGTCCTTAGCCAGCTTCTTCAGCCACGCATCAATTGCGCGGTGGTCTTCGTCCCCGTACTTAACGCGAGTGTTCCAAGTGCGTTTCTCGGGGCCGGTTGCCTGACCCTTCGCATTCTTGGGGGTGTAAACATCGACCTTGTCGAGCTTCGGAAACACTGCGGTCCCCACGGGGAGCGTCTTAGTAATCTTCGCCATTTAGAAATTTAGTACCGTTAGTAAGCTTTAGTTGCTGAGTGCAGCGAAGTCCGCTGCCC